ATGTCAGAGGCCAGATCACCGGCAAGCGTTTCAAGGGCACCGGCATCAAGTTCTTCGGCTAAGTTCATATTGAACTCTTCGCTACCGTCAACTTCGTCCATTTTTTCGATATCTAGCTCAAAGCCATCACCGTTAATATGAACCGCTTCTGGGTCTTCAATTTCGATTTCAATATCTGGCTCGTTCTGAGTCAGTTGTTCTAGGCCTTTCGGCGCTTGGTATAAACCTTTATCTACTGGCATTTTATTTCCCTGTATATGTCTCGTGCATCAGTTTTATTAATTTTGCTGATACAGTGTGTTTCTAATCTTTCGCGAGTCAAGCGAAATTCATTTTTTTCCAACCATTCATTAATACCTTCCGTGGTATATTCCACGGGTTCTAAACCGCGTTGTTGCTCGATTTTAACCTGACGCCAGATAGCGCGGGACATTTTTTTAACTTTCCACCACCGCTTTATGAATTTAAACATTAGTAGTACGCCGCCTTCCGTCTGTATTTGTACTGCAAATCATCTTTCTCGTCGGTGTCCAAACTAATGAATCCACCTTGACGGTAGCGCAATAGCGCTTGGGTTGTCGTATCCACAAAGTCATCATGCTCGCCAACTGGGAACGATGCCAATTCTTCTATTACATCCCGGGCCCACCGCCTATCGGGCGCCCAAACCTTCCCGCTAGTAAAAAGATCAGCTACGGCATTCAAGCGAACCATCTTATCATTTCCACGGGAAGGGTTGGTCTCCTGTACTGGTATCCCCATCATCCTAAGTTCCTGGATCAACGGGGCACCTGAAGCTTTTTTCTCCACAATAAACGCATCGGGCTTCCATTCCTTGTAGTGCTTTAGCGCTACTTGTTTTAGTTCTGGAAATGCCATTCGGTCTTTAAAGGCGTCGAGTAAGATTAAATTGGGTGAGTTCCCATCCTCCTCGTTATACCAAACCCCCCACGTTGTACATGCGGAGTAGTCAGATGTTGTCTTAGTTTCAAACGCCGTATCCCAGCTTTGAATAATATACTCTACAGTAGGCGGGTCATCTTTTTCCCATATCATCCAGTCTTTTCTTCCAACAACAGCGCTCATATCGCTAGTCGGGTTCTGCATATACTGGGCATTCCAATAACGAGGATCTAGTACTGCCTTTGTAGCTTTCAGTGTTTCGAGGGGCCATTGTTCTGGCCAAAGGGATTTTTCTGCGTCTGTATCTTCGTTAAGGATAGCGGGCAGTTCTACAATCTCCCAAGGGGTCGTGTGCGGGTTTTTTATATTGTAGTCAATNATCCGCCCAGTTAAATCGAGCAAAGACCAGCGAGTCATAATTACTATGATCGCACCCCCCGGCATTAAACGTTGTAGTGGNCCAGTTTGGAACCAAGACCAGGCGTTATCAAACGCTAGCCTTGAATTCGCTTTCATGTCCTGTTCAGAATGAGGGTCATCAATAACAAACAAGTCAGCGCCTCGTCCTGCCAAGGCACCCCCGACACCAGCAGCATAATACTGCCCCCCAGCAGATGTGCTCCACTTACCCGCAGCTTTTTGGTCGTCGGCAACGACCGTGTTTGGGAAGACTGCTCTGTATTCATCCGAATCAATTAAGTTCCTCACTCTCCGTCCAAAGTCTTCCGAGAGCCCCGCGGTATGCGTGGCCATAATGATTTTCTTTTCGGGGTACTGGCCTAGAAAGTATGCAGGAAACAAGTAGGATGAGAACTCTGATTTTCCCATACGTGGTGCAATATTAATAATAATGCGCTTTTTTCGCCCCTCCACAACATCCTGGAAGATTTTAGCTAGTTTGCGGTGCTGGGGCCCTATCTTAAAGCCTGGGTATACTGCTTTCGCGAACTCCAGTGGCTTATTTTGTGCCTGATTTAAGTGCGTGCGGTGCTCTTGCTCTTCTAAATCCGCTAAAAAGAGCGCCTTCTCTTCCAAACTCATGTCTTTTAGCGCTAATTGCGCGGCGAGAGCCTCTTGTGGAGTTAGAAAGTCTAGATTCATTCGTCTTTATACCGTTGCTTTTCTGCAACAACCTTAGTTTCGACGATATCTTCTACGTCAATGACGTCTGCTTTACCCATGTACTTGGATAGTTTCTCTCTGATGCGCTTTTCGAGTTCCTCATTGCTTATTTCTTTTTGGTTTACTTCTACGCGTTCGGTAAACAAGGCTACTTCCGTGACTTTTCCTAGCAACTCCAACGCTTTTAGACGTATCCGGGCATCAGGGTGGTCGGTTTCTTTGACGATCTTTGCCACGCTCATCGAACGCAACTCATTCGCCTGTTTTACAAACTCCCACTGGTATCCAGTGACCATAGCCACGGCGTTTGTGATTTCTTCAGGGACTTGTAAGTTCAGTAATTGGTTTTTTGCGTCAGGGGAGCCAGCTGTTAAAGCAGCAAATGCGTTGGCTACTTGTTGTTCTTGGGCATTAGATAGGATCTGGGCTTCTTCCTCTTCGGAGGAGAATTGGTTTAACCAGTCTACTGTTTGTTTTTGCGCGCCCAATGTTTGGGGGGCAGTCAAGTCTTCTAGGGGGGTAAAGTTGTCCACACCAGACTCGATGTCTGGGACAAAATCTGCAGCTGAGGCTGAGACCAAATGCTCTAAAAGCAAACTAACTACCTCCTTGGTTGCGCTGGGGTGAGCGAATGTTGGAAGTATACAACGTTTTTGTTTTTTATGTTACTATTCTTTTGCGTGTGGCTTTTTCTCCTTCGTTTGAGCTATGCGCAAATCTCCTTTGTTGTGATGGTTTGGCCCCCGGACTTAAAACCCCCGGGGGTTTTTTTTTACTTAGCTTTTAGCATCTTGATTGTGTCAATCGTAACGTCTAGCCAAAAGTGGTATGCGTCTTTAATTGCTTTCTCAGTTTGCTGGTAAGTTTTGTTTAGCTCGAGGGGTTTAAAAAAATCGTACATGGTAGGTCCTTTGTAAATTGTGGGAAACATTTTTCCCGGTTTGTGTAGTTTATTACACATTTTGTTGCACTGCAACATTTGACATGTATATTTTTTGGAATTTTTTATACATATGGGTATCAATATGTATAGCGTTTTATGCCTGTAGGTACCAACTGGGAAACTGGGGATGTCACATGTTTGGTCAAATATTAGACATGGAAGTGCATGAATTTTTAATAAAATTTTGCTGTAAGCCGTTGATTTTATACAAAATTTGACATTTTTTAGCTGTGCGGCTAAGGAACAATGATCTAGTGACCATGTCACCACTCCCTCCAACAGGGTTGATACCCCCCTAGTGGGGTCGCCATATAGCCAAACCGCCTAGCCACAAAGCCTGTCTGTTATAATAGAGTCATGGACAGGAAGCTGTCCTATCGAGCCAAGCCTAACCGCTTGGCTTTTTGTTTATCTAAATCAAAGAAGGAGTTACACATCATGGCAACAACATACACATATCAAACAGCACCTAAAGGCATGGCTATCACATTCGCTATGTTCGCTAACGGAATGGGAGTGGCAAAACGAATCACCATGCAAGAGTCACAGGTGTGGCACGAGCAATATATCAAGGAAGACCCTGAGGCTCAAGCCGATTGGCGACACGAATGGGTGCGACACTTTGTCGCAGGGTATCTTGGTAATCCAAGTGATAAGGTCTTGGACAGGATTCTGTCCCAAACTCGTGACGAGAGAACTCGTGAGCACCAACTAGCATACAAGTCTGCAACCGAGATGTTCCGTAGCCACATCATTAGACCAGCCAAGTCCACGGCGTTTAAGCAAGTCAAGGTAACAGTTGACAAGGTAGTCGAGTTGTTCGAGCAGTTGAGTAAAGCCGAGCAAGCCAAGTTCATGCGGATTATCAAGTAAGCGTGACAGCGAGGCTTCATCGCTGTTTAGTTTTATGTCTAATCGGACAGGTTTCTGTCCCAACTAAGGAGTAGTTATGTTAGCAATCAAGCACGAGTTCTACCAATATGTCCACAGTTTCTATGGCAAAGGCGAGCTATACGATCTAGGCGTATCGGATTTCATCATCAAGAGAGCGTGTGATGTGGTCAGGCATAGCCCACACTTTGAAGGCTTCACGGCTGACAGGGAGAAGGTTCGCTTCATCATTGAATACAACCAATCAAACTAAGGAGGAAGCACCATGTCAATGAAAGACCTAGCAACACATGTAATAACCCTAGACCATGACGAGTATCAAGCTCTGATAGCCGTTGTGAAATACACATTGAAAGAACATAGAGAAGACTATGAAAAGATGTTTGATGCACCGATGTGTGCGGACTTGCTACCCACTTGTCAATGGGTCTTGGCTCGCAAGCTACAACACGCTTTAAATCTTTACCCACTCAACTAAGGAGTAAGCACCATGATTCAGATGATGTGGAAGGGTCGTTGTCTACCTAAAGACAACACAGTCAGGCGTAAGAGAACCCGAAGCAAAGCCCTAATGCACGAGAAAGGTGTAAGGCGTATGTATTGGGTCATTCAAGCTAACCATAGGAGAGCGTCATGTCAGGCATGAAGCGATTAGTAGAGGACATAATCCAGCTATATCGGGAAGGCTACACAATCCTGTCGATAGCCCGTGAACTCAAGCTAAGCATGAAAGAAGTAACCGATGTTGTATGT